AAAGGAAAAATATCTAATAAGGTAGCAACGATTACTAAGGAGCATAAGTTTTTTACAAAGAATACGGTTTGTCCTACCTGCACTCAAGATATTGATGAAGACTTTAGAATAAATAAAATCGCTGATGCTCAAAATAAAGCAAAGGAGTTGCAATCTGGTTATAAAGAACTAGAGGAGGCAATTAAAAACGAAGAAGAAAGAGAGCAACAGTTACTTACTGTATCTAAGGAGATTACTAATCTAACGCATGGCATTTCTAAAAACAATACTAGAATCTCTGGGTGTCAACGACAGATCAGAGATTTGGAATCGGAAATTCAAACAATTACCGAACAACTTGCAGATAGAAATACTGAACATGAGAAATTAGAATCGTTTAAGAAAAGTTTAGATGAGACTTACGAATCTTTAGCTACTAAAAATGATACTGTAAGATACTATGATTTTTCATATGGATTACTTAAAGATGGCGGAGTCAAGTCTAAGATAATTAAAAAATATCTTCCATTAATTAATCAGCAAATAAATCGATATTTGCAGATAATGGATTTTTATATTAACTTTACCTTGGATGAGGAGTTTAACGAAACTGTTCAATCTCCCATTCATGACAATTTTTCCTATTCTTCTTTTAGCGAAGGGGAAAAAATGAGAATAGATTTAGCACTTCTATTCACATGGAGAGAAGTTGCCAGATTCAAAAATTCTGTCAATACTAATCTATTAATACTAGATGAAATATTTGATAGTTCTTTAGACGAGTTTGGTACTGAATACTTCACTAAAATTATTCGGTTTGTTATCCAAGATGCTAATGTGTTTATTATTTCACATAAAACAGGTATGGACGATAAGTTCGATAGTGTGCTAAAATTTGAAAAAGTAAAAGGATTTAGCAGGGCAAACCCATGACAGAAGAAAAAGAAGAAAGAGTTCCTCCTATTGAAGAGAGAACTTTACCAAAAAGAAATTTAAAAGAAAATCCTTACAGTATATTAGTTACTGGTTCTGAAGGATTTATAGGAAAGTATCTTGTAAACTGGTTACGTTCAGATGCAGTATATAGTAGTTTTAAAATTGATGGTATCGATATAAAAAAAGGTCAAGATATTGGAGATTTTACAAGACCTGATATAAGATATGATTGTGTAATACATCTTGCTGCTTTTGCTGATATTAGAAATAGTCTTGATGACCCAGAAAGATTTTGGGAAAATAATGTAGAAAAGGCGAGAGGGATATTCAAATATTGTGAAGTAAATAATATCCGTCTTTTATATGCAAGTTCTGCTGGAGCAAAGGAATGGTGGTTAAATCCATATGCTACTACTAAGAAGGTAAATGAACTAATGGCTCCACACAATAGTGTGGGTATGAGATTTTTTAATGTTTTTGAGCAAGAATTTAAAAGCAGACATGATATGCTTTATAGAATGTTAGAGGATAAAACTGCTAAGTATCTCACAAAGCATAAAAGAGATTGGATACATGTAGAGGATGTTTGTAGAGCAATAGCACATTTGATTCCATCTACAATAACTGGTGTTGTGGATATTGGCACAGGTGAATCTACAAGTGTGCTAGAATTAGCAGAAGTATTTCACCAAGGAGATCTTCCAATTAAAGAAGATACACCAGGTGAACCAGATGAGTTATGTGCTGATACAACTATAATGCGTTCAATTAGTTGGTATCCTACATATGATGTACTGGGAACTGCGAGAATGCATCCTGGTTATTGGTTCAATAAAACTAGTAGTGATGAGAGTACCAAATTGGAAACACCACAGCAAGAAGGAAAAGAAGAGGAAACTTAAACCTCAAGCACTTCGTGCTGCTAGAGACAGACGCAGACACTTGATAAACTGTCTACAAAACCGCCCTAACAAGGCGGTTTCGTCGTATGTTAGGTACATACAAGAGGAAACTGATGGCAGTAAAGAAGGAAATCAAATCACATCTTGCTCGACTTTTGGCAACTGAAGACTTGATTGTAGAGCATAAGGATGTTGAAACTGCACAGTTCAATGTGCAAACAAGAGAATTGCTTCTCCCTATGTGGGATAAGGCAAGTGAATATGTTTATGATATGTTAGTTGGTCATGAGGTAGGACACGCATTGTTTACACCAAATGTAGATCCTCCAAGTGATATTCCTCACAGTATCTTAAACGTATGTGAAGATGCTCGTATTGAAAAGTTGATGAAGCGTAAGTATCTTGGAATTGCCAAATCCTTTTATAAGGGATATAATGAGATGCATAAGCAAGATTTCTTTGAGGTAGAGAATGAAAATATTGATACTTTTAATCTTGCTGATAGGGCTAATCTATATTTTAAAATTGGTCAATTCCTTGATGTATCTTTTTCAGATGCTGAGAAGGAGATTATCTCTCTAATACAAAATGCCGACACGTTTACTGAAACCATCGCAGCAGCAAAAGCGTTACATAATTTCTGCCAGCAAGAGCAAGAAGCAAAAGAACAAGTTTCTAAGATATCTGAAAATCCTGAGTCGAAAGATAACATCGAATTCGATTCTTCAGACAATAGTGTATGCTCTGGGGATAGTGACAGTGATAGCACTGACGATACTGGTTCTTCCGTTTCTGACTCTGATAGCGATGATACTTTGGAAGGTAGGGACAGTGATTCTAATCCTGGCACTAGGGGCGGCACTACTAGCGATTCTGTAGAAACTGAAGTAAGAACTGCTGACTCTCTAGCAGATAAGTTAAAAGATCTTGTTACTAAAGGTGCGGTAGAGAATGTATATTTAGAGGTTAATAAGGTAAATCTTGAAAATGTTATTGCTACTAACTCTGATGTTCATGATTATATAAATGGATATTGGTCACAGTGCATACAAAGAAGAAGAGATTATGAGGAGGAGCATGGATATGAGTCTAGAAATATCTTTGGAGAAGTAGATCAAGATTATGAGGACTTTAAAAATAGTGCAAAGAAAGAGGTATCATATCTTGTAAAAGAGTTTGAGTGTAAGAAATCTGCTGATGCTTATGCTCGTGCTTCTATAAGTCGCACTGGTATTCTTGATACAAGAAATCTACACACTTACAAATATAATGAGGATCTCTTTAAGAGAGTGACAATGATTCCTGATGGTAAGAATCATGGATTAGTTTTCATTTTAGACTGGTCAGGTTCCATGTGCCATGAGATGGCAGATACTATCAAGCAACTTTATAATCTAGTATGGTTCTGTAAGAAAGTTCAGATTCCTTTTGAGGTCTATGCATTCACTAATGAGTGGCATCGTAATCAAGAAAATTATGAATATGGTAAGAATTTGAAAGCATGTTATGAAGAAAAGGAGCATACATTTCATATAGATAATGATTTTTCTTTAATGAATTTACTTTCTAGTAAAGTTAATGGTAAAGAATTAGATTCTCAACTAAAAAATATCTGGAGAATAGTTGGTTGTTTTAATAGACACACACGTTCATGTTACTACTTTCCTCCTGCAATGAATTTATCAGGAACACCGTTAAATGAAACATTGATTTGTCTTCACGAAATTCTTCCTCAATTTAAAAAAGAGAATGACTTGCAAAAAGTTCAGTGCATTATATTGACTGATGGTGAAGCAAGTACACTTCCTTATCACACTATGGTAGAACGTTCATGGGAAGATGCTCCACGTATGGGAATGAGAAATACTAATGCTAATTCTTGTTCTGTAAGAGATCGTAAACTTGGTAAGAACTATACGATAGGTTATGGTTATTGGGAGTTGACTGATACTCTTCTTAGAAACTTAAAAGATAAGTTTACTGATGTAAACTTTATTGGTATTAGGGTACTTCAACCAAGAGATGCAAAACGTTTTGTTGAGAGATTTCATCCTTACTATACTAAAGAGTATGAATCAATCATGACTGATTGGAGAAAGCATAAGACTTTCACTGTAACTGGTAGTGGATATGATGCATACTTTGGTCTATCTTCAACTGTTCTTGCTGAAGATTCTGAGTTTGATGTTGATGATTCTGCAACAAAAGCACAGATTAAAAGAGCATTTGTTAAGTCACTCAAGACAAAAAAACTAAATAAAAAGGTACTAGGTGAGTTCATTTCTTTGGTGGTATGAAGACATTTCAAGAGTTTTGCTCTCAGTTAGATGAGAGTAGTTTAAGTAGAATCAAGTCAAAGTCGGATAAGGGTGGAATGGCCATCCTTTCAGGAAGTAGAGCTGACAAGTCAAAGGCAGAGAACAAGGCAAGAGCTAAGCAGTTAGATCGTGACATAAAGGGAAAAGGCTTACCTGGTGCAACAAAAGTTACTGGTAGATATGATGAGAAAGATGATAAGACTGGAAAAACTACAAAGGTAAAGGAAAGAAGTCACGTTGTCACTTCTGGTAAGATGGGTAAGAGAAAATTTAAGAAAGCAATTAAATCACTGGGTAAAAAGTATGGACAAGATTCAGTTATTACTCAGACGAAAAAAACAGGTACTCTTTCTGCAACCAGAAAAGGTGGACTAGGTAAAGATAAAAGACTATCTTTAGGTAAGATGAGACCAGGTAGAACAGGAGAGAATGATACTAAAATTAAGAACAAAACCTTTACTTATGAAAAATGATGTTTGAAACAGTTTTGATTGTTGCAGCACTACCATTCGTGGGATTATCACTTTACTTTGGAACTAAAGGAGGGTATTATGATACTGATAACTATGATGGTTATGGCACTGCTCACAAAGTTTTAGTAGACGATGAAAAATCTATTTAAAATATTTCGCACAAAATGGTTTAGATCTGCACCAGTGGTAGCAACAATTTGGTTGACCCTTACTGCAGTCATACTCATAGAATTTAATTACTTCTTTCCAGATCTTCTATTTCATCCAATGTCATGAAAGCAATCTTTAATTATCTAAAAGAAATTAAAGATACTGCTAAGTATATGTGGCAGGGATTAGAAGTAACTTTTGATCATTTCAGAAGAAGACCTGTAACCATACAGTATCCTTATGAAAAACTTATCCCTTCTGAGCGTTATCGAGGCCGTATTCATT